ATCGACAGAAGGGAAGTGAGGCCAAAGATAAAATATCAGGGCATCTACATGAATCGCAGTCAGTATCCTGTGTCCACCATGTGTCAATTCTTCGCCGTATCCCGCAGCGGTTACTATGCCTTTGTCCGGCGGCTTGGGAAGCCTGAAGCGGATGCCGATCTAGCTGAGAAAATACAAGAATGCCAAGCAACCTGCGACAAGACCTATGGATACCGCAGAATGCAGGAATGGCTCGAAACGCAAGGAATTCACCGCAATCCCAAAACTGTCCTGCGCGTGATGAAAAAATACGACCTTCTCTCTGAGATTCGCCGCCGCAGAAGGTGGCAACAGATGGGGCAGCAGCTACACAAGTACGAGAATCTTTTAAATCGCCAATTTCATGCGGACCGTCCAAATTCAAAATGGGTCACAGATATTTCCTATATCCATACCGGCCAAGGTGTGCTCTATCTGTCCATGATCCGAGATCTGTACGACAACAGCATCGTTGCCTACAAGACCGGCACACAGCAGACGGTCAATTTGGTGCTGGACACCATCCGCCTGGCAATGAAAAACGAGAAAAAGAAGGTCGCCGCAGAGCTACAACTCCACAGCGACCAAGGGTTTCAGTATACTTCGCAAGCGTACTTTGACCTGACTCAAGAATACGGCATTACGCCGTCCATGTCAAGGCGTGGAAACTGCTATGACAATGCCATGGCTGAAAATTTCTTCTCCATTCTCAAGACAGAGTGCATTTACCGCCACAAGCCCAAAACCTTTCAAGAGGCAAAAAAATTAATTGATTCTTACATCCATTTTTACAACCACCAGCGAATCCAGCTAAAAACTGGAGTGGCGCCGCTCACGCTGCGCCACTCCGATTAAAACTTAATATTCCTTCATAGGGGGGCTTTTTGTGATGTCCGCACGATCTGGGGCGGTTCAAACGCGGTTTCGCCGGAGGGGGAGAGATCGATCGAGAAAGCGGAGTTAGTTGGCAGCGTAATAATTCATGAGGCATCCGGCGAGAATGACATCCCGCTCCTCAGACGTCATGTTGGGCAGACGCAGGGTGAGGGGAGATTCCTTGCCCTGCTGCACCAGGGTGGCGGAGATCGTCTCGTCGCCGTGCAGCAGCGCTGCGCGAATGTTGGGCAGGATCACCTGATCGCCGGGGGCGATGCCCAGCTGCTCCAGATCGTCGGCCAGGAAGGGGAGCATACCCCAGTTGACCACGTTGGAGCGATAGCGCTTGGTGGCGTACTCCAGGGCGATGTTGGCCACGCCGCCCAGCACCCGCTGGCAGGAGGCGGCCTGCTCTCGGGCGGAGCCGTCGCCGGGGCGCAGCGCCATCACCAGCGAGCCGAGGCCGGTGGTGGCCGGGTCGAAGCCCCGCAGGGCGGTCAACACCTCGTCATCCAGCTGGCCCTGACGGCGCTTGAGCTCCAGCGCCTTGATCTCCTTGGCCCGGCCCACGTAGGCGGGGTCCTTGCGGCTCAGGGTGAATTCCGCCAGACCCAGGGGGTTGGAGCGGTAGGAGGAGGTCTCGCCGGAGGGGATCAGCTCGTCGGTGGTGGTGACGGCGTCATAAATGGCGGAGCAGACGGTGAGCACCAGCGACTCGGGCAGCGCCACCTGCTCCGGCCAGTCCACAATGTTGGGGCCAAAGACCAGCTCAGTCTCCGGCTTGGGCGCGCCCACGCCCCGATAGACCCGGCTGCGATAGGCGGCGTCGTCATAGTGATACAGCTCGTCGGGCCGATCCTCGGGGACGAAGTCCAGCTCGGTGGCGGCGGTGAGCCGTCCGCCGTTCTTGGCGGTGGCGGCAATGCTCCGGGCGTCCATCAGCGCCACATAGGCGATCTGGCCGTTGCCGGGCTTGGAGCCCTCCCGGTTGGGGAAGTTGCGGGTGGAGTGGCGGATGGAGAAGCCGCCGTTGGAGGGCACGTCACCGGCGCCGAAGCAGGGGCCGCAGAAGCAGCTGCGGATGGAAGCGCCAGCTGCGGTCAGATCGGCCAGCTGGCCGTGCTTGGCCAGCTCCAGGAAGGTGGGCTGGCTGGCGGGATAGACGGACAGGCCGAAGGCCATGCCGCCGATGCTCTCGCCCTTCAAGATCTCGGCGGTGCGCATCAGGTTCTGCCAGGTGCCGCCGGAGCAACCGGCGATCACCGCCTGATCCACATAAAATGCGCCGTCGCGCAGCTTCTCCGTCAGCGGCGCCGGGGGATTCTTGAGCTCGAACTGCTTTCGGGTGGCTTCGTCCACCTGGTGCAGCAGCTCCTCGGCGTTGGCCTTGAACTCCCGAATGGTGTAGGCGTTGGAGGGGTGGAAGGGCAGAGCGATCATCGGCTCCACCTGATCCAGGGGGATCTCCACCAGATCGTCGTAATAAGCGCCATCCTCCGGGGCCAGGGGCGCATAGGCGTCGCCGCGGCCCAGGGTCTCCAGACAGGCACGGGTGGTGTCATCGGTGGACCAGATGGAGCTGAGGCAGGCGGTCTCGGTGGTCATGACGTCGATGCCGCAGCGATAGTCCATGGCCAGCTGAGCCACGCCCGGGCCAAAGAACTCCAGCACGGCGTTCTTCACGGTGCCGGGCTGGAACACGGTGCGGATGAGATCCAGCGCCACGTCCTGGGGGCCGACACCGGCCTTGGGCTTGCCGGTGAGATAGACGGCGATCACCCGGGGATAGGCGATGTCATAGGTGCGGTTCAGCAGCTGCTTCACCAGCTCCGGGCCGCCCTCACCGAAGGCGATGGTGCCGAACGCGCCGTAGCGGGTGTGGGAGTCGGAGCCCAGGATCATCTTGCCGCAGCCGGCATAGCGCTCGCGCATATAGGAGTGGATGACGGCCTGGTGGGCGGGGACGAACTCGCCGCCGTACTTCTGGGCGGCGGACAGGCCGAAGACGTGGTCATCCTCGTTGATGGTGCCGCCCACTGCGCACAGGGAGTTGTGGCAGTTGGTCAGCACGTAGGGCAGGGGGAACTGCTCCAGGCCGGAGGCCCGGGCGGTCTGAATGATGCCCACGTAGGTGATGTCATGGCTGGCCATGGCGTCCACCTTCAGCTGCAGAGACGCCATATTGCCGGAGGTGTTGTGGCGAGCGAAAATGCCATAGGCCATGGTCTTGCTCTGACCGGCGGCCTTGTCGGCATCGGTGGCGGGACGGAAAGCGCCGTTGGCGTAAACGACGCTGTGATTGGAAACGGTAATCATGGGATGCACCTCTTTATATCAGGTCTGCTCCAAAAAAGTCGGCATTGCGCCGGCTCGAAGGCTGTCCCACTAGTTTATCATGCTTTTTACTGCATTACAAGGATAAAGTGACCGGTTTCCCGAGATTCTTCCATTCCGTCCCGCCGTTTTTTCGTCAGGCCAGCCGCAATGCGCAGAGGCTGCCGCTGACGCCGACGGCGCTGCCGCTGTCCTGCTGCGCCAGGGCGTAGAGGGTGAAATTGGCCGAGGTGGACGCACCTACCCAGGTGACCTGCTGGCGTGTGATCTGCCCGGCGGCGGCTTCCTGGCAGATGGCCTGGCCCTGGAGCGCGGTGGCAGAGGTGGAGAGATTCAAGATCCGCACGCCGGAACTGGATCTGCTGTTCCAGTAGTTGGCGCAGGTGACCACCCAGCTGCCCGCACCCAGGGTGAGACTTGCCAGCTGGGTGATGGCGCCGCTGGGGACACTGACGGCGGAAAAGCTGTCCGTCACCACGCTCCCCACCGGGGAGGAATGCGCCCCCAGGGTCAGGCTGCCCGGAATGCTGACCTGCTCCCCCAGCCGGACGGCCCCGTCGGTGAGGCGGACATAACCGCCGCCCTGGCGGAGATCCAGCGACTCCAGCGCGCCGGAGGTCTCGGTGAGCACCGGCTCAATGATGGCGGTGCCGGTGTAGCCGGAAAATTGGATGGCGGGAGATTCGTCGTTGCGTCCGGGATAGAGGGCGATGCGGGGCGCATCCGCCTCCACGGCGGCATCGTCGGTGTCATAGCCCCGCCAGGGCTGGGAGGAGAGCCGATCGGGCTGGATCGTCCAGCCGCCCACCGAGCCGGTGGTGGCGGTGATGTCGCCCTTCACCTGGAGCGTCTCGCCGTCCCAGCTCAGAGCGTCCCCAAAGGAGAAGGTGCCGTCCTTTAGGTTGATGGTGCCGTGCTCCCCCAGAATGTCCTCGGTGGTCAGGTGATTGATCTCCGCCCGGGTGGCGGACAGGTTGTCGGCGTAGAGATACTGAAACCGCCCCAGCTGGGTTTTCAGGCCCGAGATGGCCTGGCTGACGCTCTGGGTCTGGGTGGACACCGTCTGCTCCTCCAGACCGGCGGCGGTCAGGGTGGTCTTCCAGCCGCCGTCAAAACTGCTTTGAATCGCGGTGATCAGCATCTCATAGGTGTCGCCCGTCCGGTCCCGGACGGTGATCTCATCCCCCACCTCCAGCCGGGGATCGCCCAGCATGGAGACGCTGCCGGGGCGAAACGTAAATCCCTTCCAGGCCTTCCACACCGCGTCGAAGATCGCCTGGGTGAAGTAGGGGCTGGTGCAGGAAAGCCCCTGGGTGTAGCCGCTCAGCTGCTCGGCGTAGACGGTCTGCACCTCCTCGCTGCCGTTTTCCGTCTCCACGGTGGTGGGAACGGTGACAGAGAGTGCGCCAAAGACAAAGGGCTGGGCGTTTAGGGTGAGGCCGGACTCGTAGTAGCGCTCGCCGCTCACCACCGCCTGTGTCTGGTTGGCGCGGCAAAAGGCCAGTCGCCCCTGTCGGTCGATGACGGCATTCGCCCCGCCCAGCAGGGCCAGCGCCGCCACCACCTCCCGCATGGTGGCGCTGCTCATGCCGGCGGCATCGAAGGTCAGGCGCATCGTTGTCTCCGGGATGAGGTCGGTGCCCACAAAGGTCAGGCCGCACTGATCGGCCAGCACCTCCAGCACCTCCTGGGTGGTGGAGGGCGGACGCTCCGCGTTGGGGCTGACAAAGGTCTGCTCCAGCGCCGCGGCCATGGCGTCCACGCCGGTGAGGGAGATGCGGTCGGTGTCCGTCTGGCGCTCCACCTTGCTGAGGGTAAAGACGCCCAGCGTCACCGCGCCTAGCGTGCTGGTGGGGGTGGTGAGGGCGGTGGTCAGCGTCACCTGGTCGCCCACCAGCCAGGGGAAATTCTGGGCCGGACAGGTGCCGCTGAAGCTGGCCGAGCAGGCGTTGCCGATGGAAAAGGTGCTGGTGCACCAGGCGGCGGTGTAGGTGGCGCTGTCCAGCGTCACGGTCGTTGTCCCGTCGGACAGGGTGGTGACATAGGGGGTATCGAACATACGCTGGGCAAAGAGATCGGTGGCTTCTATCATAGGTGGTTCCTCACTGTTCGATGAAGTGGACGGAGATGGCGGTGGCCCAGCGCAGCCCGTCCTGCCAGCTGTAGTGGCTGAAGGTGGGGGTGCCGAAATAGCCGGTGATGGTGCGCATACTGCCGTCCACGCTGGGATAGGTGCAGGTGGCAAAGCCGACGCCGTAGATGGCCCCCTTGATGAGGGCCGCCTCCTCCCAGGTCAGGGCGCTCCAACTAAGCTGAAGCTTTGCCTTGGTGGCGATCAGCGTGCCCACCATGCTGCCGGCGCTGTTGCGGGCGGTATTGGCGCTCCAAATCGCCTCATAGGTCTCCACCAGGCCGCCGTCCGCCTTGGGATGCGGCATTTCCACGCCGTTAAACTGTAGCGCGTAAGACATGAAAAATCCCCTCCTCAGATGTACAGCGGGCTGACGCCGGTGGAGCGGGTCCGGGCGTTGATGGCGGTGACCACCGCCTCCGCCAGCTTTTCGCCGCCGATGTACACCGGCACGGTGATGTTGCCGGAGACGCCCATGCGGTCGCTGAGCTTTTGGGCCATCTGATCCATCCAGCCCAGATTGCGCTCCAGCGGCACCACCGCCTCGGTGCCCGCCTCACCCAGCATGGTCAGGGTGGCGCTGCGGAAGACGCCGCCCTGGGCGGCAAACTGGATGCTGGGCCAGCCGCTGAGCCCCAGCGCCTTGTAGACCGCCCGCTTCACGGGGCTGACGTCGGTGCTGTAGAGCACCTTGAGCCCCAGGGCCTTGCCCGCCCAACCGGCGCGAAACTGCTCCCACAGGGTGGAGGCGGAGTTGGTGAGCTTGTTGAGTATGTTCACCGACCGGGTGCCCCAGCCAGAGGAGAACTGTTGCCACAGGGTGGAGGCAGCGTTGGTGAGCTTGTTGAGAATGTTCACCGACCGGGTGCCCCAGCCAGAGGAGAACTGCTGCCACAGGGTGGAAGCGGCGTTGGTGAGCTTGTTGAGAATGTTCACCGACCGGGTGCCCCAACCAGACGAGAATTGCTGCCACAGGGTGGACGCGGCATTGGTGAGCTTGTTGAGGATGCCGATCGATCGAATGCCCCAACCAGTGGTAAACTGCTGCCACAGGGTGGCGGCGTTCTGGCTCAGCACATTCCAGATCTGAACGATGCGGCTGCCCCCCAGCCAGGCGGACTGGAACTCGCTCCACAGCTGTCCGGCGGTGTTGGTAAGCTGCGCGACAAAGCCCAGGCCGACGATGCCCAGATTGTCCCAGGCGTTTTGAAAAGGCTCCAGCAGGTGCTCACGCACCCAGTTGTCCGCGTTGCCCAGGGCGGTCTTGATGCCCAGGGCGATGCGCTGTACCAGCGTCAGCCCCATCTGCTCCCCCTGATTGGCGCTCTCGGTGCAGGCCGTGACCCAGAGCTCGCTGAGCTTGGGGTTCATCAGGTCGGCGAGCTTGCTGGGATCGTCCACCTGGGCGGACTGCTTGTTCCGGGTGCGGCCTGTGGAGCTGGAGGATTTGCTGCTGCTCTTGCCGGAGGAGCTGGAAGTCTTTTCCGTCAGCCGGTTGATCTCGTCAAAGGAGAGCAGGGTGGATACGCGCTGGACGGCCTTGACTGTGGCGGCCACCGATGCGGTCGCCGTCTTGGCCGCCTTGGTGACGGCGGTGAGCTGCTGCTCAAACTGGCGCATCCGGCTGGTGACCTGGCTGACCTGATCGCTCTTGATCGTCATCGCACTTCGTGTGCGTTCCATATTCTTCCTCCTTTCCGCCGCTGCGGGCGGCGTAGCGTTCCAAACGTCTGCGCAGACGCGCCACCTTGGCGCGCTGGATCTCCTCCTCGCTCCAGAAGGGGAAGGCCTCCTCCAGCGGCGGCAGACGCTGCCCGGCCAGCGCCTGGGCAGTCAGGGCGGCGTGGCGATAGGCGATGAGGGCGAGCTGCTGCAGCGCTCTGCGCTCTCGCTCAGCTCCCAGCTCCAGCACCTGCAGCACCTCCCCATAGGTCAGCTCCTCCGGCTCTGCCGCCCCGTAGAGCCGGGCCTCCCGCAGCAGCTCCTCCTCAGTCATGGCGCTCCAGGGCGGAGAAGGCGCTGGTAAAGGCGTCGTTCAGCGCCGTGTGCAGCTGCTGGGCCTGCTGGTGGGTGAGCAGACCCGAGTACTCCGCCAGGTCAAAGACCAGACCGGCAAAGGCCGCCTGACCCCGCCAGCCCTCATCCACCAGCAGATCGTAAAAGGCGGCCCCGTCGGTCAGCGGGTTTTCATTCCCCGGCCAGCTCAGCGCCTGAGTCAGCAGATCGCACAGCCGGTCGCCGTCCTCGGCGGCGTTGAAGAGAAAGGTGAGGGTGTCCTCCTGCCAGCGCTCGTGCAGCTTGCGCTGCCCCGCCATGGTCAGCCGTAGCCGATAGAGGGTCGGCCCGACCTGTAAGGGCAAATAACTTGTCATCTAAAATCACTCCTCCGATTTGGGATGCTTCGCCCTGAGAGATCGCCAGCGCGACCCCTCAGGGCGAAAAAGATCAGGTGGTGGGGTCGGTGACCGTCCAGTCGCTCTGGAGGTTCAGCGTCAGCTTGGCGCTGATGAGCTCATCCACCTTGGCGCCGCTGACCATCACGGAGATGTAGCCGGTGGTGGAGAACTGGGTGCCGTCGGGGAAGGTGACCGCCAGGGGGACGATCTTGCCCGCCTTCTGGAGGGCGTAGAGCACCCGATAGTCGCTGTCGGCGTCGGAGTTGTCAAAGAGGAAGGTCACCTCAAAGGCCTTGACGTCCTGGACGCCGGGGACGGTCTTCTTCATGGTGTCCTTCATGCAGGTGGCGTCCAGCTCGGAGGGGGAGCCTCCGATGTCGCCAATGTCGGTGACGTAGTTCAGCGAGGTGTTGTTCACCTTCACGTCCACGCCGATGGTGTGAATACCCTGAGTTGCCATTGTGTTTCATCCTTTCTCTGCGCCCTCCGACATATGAGTTCGGAGGGCGCAATGTGGTTTAGTCCATCAGCCGCATCCACCGCTTGTCCACCTTCCGGCCAAAGCGGAAGGTCTTGGTGCAGCGGCCGCTGTCGGCGTCAAATGCGTCGGGGGAGGAGTAGACCCGCCTGAGTCCCAGCTCCAGCAGGGCGGCGTTGACGCCGTCGCACAGCGTGCGCAGCCGGTCCGTGTCCTGGGCCAGGATCTGCACCTCGAACAGGAGCTCGTCCACCACGGGGCAGTCGGTGCTCCGGTTGGCCCATTCCCGCCAGACCACCAGATCTCCCGCCGCCTGGGCGCGGAAAAAGCCGCTGCGCAGGGTGAAGGGGATGCCCGGCTCCATGGCGGCCAGGGCGTTTTGCACCGCCGAACGGGCGTCGCAGAGGGTGTTTGCAATTTCCTGCATCGCCATCACCTCAATTCAGCCGCTGGAGCATCAGCATTTTGTGGTGGGGCCAGCGGTGAACGCTCCGGACTTCCCAGAGCTGGCCGTCCAGGGCCAGCCGGTCGAAGGGGGCGATCTCCGCCTCCTCCCGCCAGTAGGCCTCCAGCAAGCCGCCGGGGAATTCTCCGGCGCAGGTCACCTCGGCGCCGCTGCTGATGCGCCCGGCGCTGTTCCAGCCCTTCTGGGGCTGGAGGTCCATGCCCTGCGCGGCGCTGCGCACCAGGTCCGGCGTGTCCATGTCGTAGTAGGCGCGCTCACTGCCCAGGGCGTCCGACCCGGTCCTGCGGCGGTAAAGGGAAAAGCCTTGCCGCCAACCGGCGGGGGTGGATCGGGCGTTCATGAGCCCTTCCTCCCCACACCCACCTGACGATAGGGGGCCAGCGCCCGCAGCAGCGCCGCCTCCCCCTCCTGAAACTCCTCCGGGGTGAGGTAGCTCTCGCTCTGGGACAGCTGTCCCTCGCTATAGCTCTCGCTCCGGCGGCCGTAGCCGGGGTGGTTGCGCAGATGGCACAGGGCAGCCAGCTCAATGAGCAGGCATTCGGCGCTGCTTGGCAGGGTGTCCCGATTCAGGTAGCGCAGCAGCTTCTCCTGGGCGGTCTCCAGTGCGTCCTGCAACAGCGCGTCATCGGTGTGCTCTCCCAGCTGACCCAGGGCCCGGCGCAGTCGGGGCAGGGCGGAGATGAGTTCCGCTTGGGTCATGGCCATCAGCTCCGCTTGGCGGCGTCAGGCTTGCTGCACTGGAGCACCGCCAGGGCCTCGGGCTGGGTGACCTTTGCGCCGTAGACGTGCAGACCCTTGACGCCGTCGGAGAAGTTGTTCTCCAGCCGATAGGCCTCCAGCTCCACCAGCTGCTCGGCAAAGGAGCCGGCGGCGTTGGTGCCGGCGATGATGCTGCACACGCCGTCGGTCTCCGGTACATTGTTGCTCAGGTGGATGCAAAATCCGGCGGCATCACCCACCCAGCCGCCTTGCAGCAGCGCCTGATTGTAGCCGGTGCCGTTGCCGACAAACCGGGAATCCTTCAGCAGCAGACCGTGGAACCAGGGAGGTACTACCACCCAGCGACCCAGCATGGGCACATTGTGCTCGTTGAGCACCACCCCCAGATCCACCAGGTAGTCATAGGCGTTCTCGGCGCTCAGAGCGTCGGCGGTGAGGGTGGCGTCGCTGGAGGCGCCCTCCAGCAGCAGGGCGGCGAGATAGCGGTCGATCACGTCGTTGATGCCGTAGCTGGCTCGCTGCATGGCCGCATCCACCAGCTTGGGGTTGGACTGGGCGTTGTCGATGTCCCGGATCTGGAAGTTAAAGTACTTGGCCCGGTCGATCTTCAGTTCGGTGCGGGTGCTGTCCAGCTCCTCGGGGGCGGAGATGTCCTGGCCGGTGTAATCCCGGATGGTGATGTCTCCGATCTGATTGATGTGTACGGTGTCACCGTAGGAGCGGATCTCGCCCTCGTAGTCCCGATTCATCAGGGCGGCGTAGACGTGGACGTTGTCCAGGTGCTCCAGCAGTCTGGCAGACCAGACCTCGGGAATGAAATTGCTAAATGCCATTGTGTTCCATCATCCTTTCAGTGCGTGTTGAATTTCCGCCCAGTGGGCGTTGATCTCCTGGCGTGTCATGCCCTGCAGGCTCTGGCGGTCATAGCTCTGGGGCAGCTGCGGCTGCGCAGGGGGTGCGCCCGCCATGCGCTCCGTCACCGCGTCCCGGACGGCGGCGCGAAAGGCGGCGTCGAAGGCACTCACCCGGGCCCTGCAATCCTCGCTGCTGTCGCCGGTGAGCCAGGGGGCAAATTGGGCGGGCAGACCCAGCTGCACCAGCTGATCCGCCGTCTCCACCTGGCGCACCCGCTGCTCATGCTGCGCCTCCCGCAGCTCCAGCTCCCCCAGCCGTTGACGGTATTCCGCCTGGGCCTGCTGCTGGGCCTGCTCCAGCGCCTGAGCGCGCTGCTGTTCCAGCGCTGCCGCCTGTTCCCGTTCCCAATTGGCCCGGGCCGTCTGCAGCGCCTTTTCCACCTTGCGGTCGAAGGCGGACTGATAGGTGCGCTCACTGCGCAGCAGCGCATCGAAGGAGAGGGGCTGCGCCTCGGTCTGCACCGGTGCTTCTGATGCGATTTTCTGAGGAGATTGCACCGGCTCTTGGGGCGCTTGCACCGGCTCCTGTTCTTGCGCCAAGTCCTGCACTGGCATGGTTTCCTCCATAAAGATCCTTCCTTTCTATCTCCGCCGGATGCGCGGGCAACATTTCATCGCGCCCCCGGCGTGTGATGACGTTTGTCGGCGTCAGTCCTCCTGACGCTCCTCTCTGCGCTGGCGGCGAATGTTCTCCAGCGCCTCCGCCGGGTCCCGGACGAACCAGAGCAGACCCAGCAGCGTCTGATCGTCCACGATGTCCTTGAGCTTGCACACCATGTCCACCACCTCGGACTCGTTGATGGGCATCTCCAGCGTGAACACCACGTCCACCTGGCTGGGATCCACCGGGGTCATGACGCCCCGCACCGTGAGCCAGTGGTTGTAAAGCGCCATGCGCTCCCGCAACCCCTCTTCCATGCTGCGCATTTTGCCCCGCACCAGCAGCTGCATGGTGAGCAGCTTGAGCTTCAGCGCCTGGCCGGAGGCGTTGCCGGAGAACTGCTCGTCGGACATATCCACGGTCATGGTCATCTTGTGCATCTCCCGCACCAGCGCGTCCGCCAGCACCTGCACCTCCGACTCGTTGAAGGTTTTCTGGATGTACTCCGCCCGGGCGTCCAGGGGCGCGCCGTCGATGAATTTTTCCCGGGCCAGCTGGGTCTCGGCCCCTTCCTCCAGCGTCATGCCAAAGAACACCAGCAGGGCGTCCACGAACTTCCGCTTGTCGGTGAGGCGGCTGGACATCAGGCCGTCATAGGCGTCGATCAGGGACAGGATCTGTTCAAAATCCCCCTGGCGCTGGTCGTTGTTGGTGTAGGCGATCACCGGCACCGCGCCGAACCAGTGGTAGCGCACCTCTCCCACGGGGACAAAGGCCTCGCCGCTCAGGTCGCCGCAGACGAAGTCCCGGCAGGTGCGGTCGGTGTAGACGGTGACGAAATAAAAGCTCTCGCCGGAGAGCTTTTGACGCCGCTCCCACACCAGGGCGAAGAGCTTGGCGTGCTCCACCGTGTTGTCGCACACCAGAATGCCGCTGCGGGGATCAATCCGGGCGGAGCGTGGCTCCGGGTTAGGCCCGGAGGAGGCGTAGCACAGCTCCAGGCAGTCCCCCATGATCCCCATGGTGCGGCCGATGGACACGTCCGTCTCGGCGATGTGCTGCCGCTCGTAGCAGTCCAGCAGCGCGTGTAGATCCACCGGTCTGCCCAGGGCGTCCACCTGATTGGGGTCATATTTGACGCTGTGGCCCAGATAGTAGCCCAGGGCCGCGTCCACCACGTACTTGGCGTAATTCACCGCCACCTGCACCTCGCCCTCCCGATGCTGGGCAAAGATGTCGTGGTGGCCCAGATAGTAGCGCCACAGCTTGTCGTATCGCCCTCCGGCCAGCTCGGCCCGGCGTACCAGCGCGCGCAGCACGTCAGAGGGGATCTGCTCCAGGTCGGGTACCTCGGAGCGGTCTAAATAGAAAATCAAAGCAATGCCTCCTTGCATCAATGTGTCGTTACAGCCCGGCCGGGCGCTTGCCCACCCGGACCCGGGCGCGCCGGACGACGGTGGTGACGAAATACCGCAGCGCGTCCATACAGTGGTCGTTCTCCTTGCAGGGGCGATCCTCGCCCCGGGCGGCGGCGTGCTCGTCCCAGACGTAGCTGCGAAACTCCTCCGCCGTGTGGACGCACTGGTCGGAAAACAGCAGTCCGCCGTCCTTGAGCAGCTCCCCCACGGCCCGGATGCCGTCCACCACCCGGTTGTCCGCCCCCAGCACCCGCCAGCCCCGGCGGCGCAGCTCGGCGATGAAGCTGGCGGCGGATGGATCCACGATCACCGCCCGGACGGCGCAGCCCTGGGTGAATTGGGCCAGATCGTCGGCGTACTCGCCGTCGGTCTTTTGGCACTGCTCCGCCCGGCCCGACCAGTAATACTCCCCGGTGCAGACCCAGGCGCCCTGCTGTGCGCGCTGCCAGCGCAGAAAGACGGTGGGGTTCTGGGTGCCGTAGTCCACGGACACGTAGCACTCCCCAGTCAGCTCCGGCAGTTCCCGCAGCAGGTGCTTTTGCGGGTCGAACCGATCGTAGATCGCACCCTCTGCCACCCGCCACAGGCCCAGAATATACCGGTCATAGAAGGCGCCGGTGTACAGCCGCTGGTACCGCGCGCGCACTGCTGCGGAAAGGGCGGGATTGTCCTCCATGGTGAAGTGGAGGTAGAGCAGATTGCGCTGCCGCTCCTGGAGCACCCACTCCTGATAGAACCAGTGGCCCGGCCCCGCCGGGTTGCAGTTGAACCAGAACTTGCTGCCCGCCACACTGCACCGGGCCAGCGCCTGCTCCACAAAGGAGCGGGGCATCAGCACCACCTCGTCCAGCAGTACCCCCGCCAGGGTGATGCCCTGGATGGCGGCGTAGCTGCGCTCGTCATGGCCGCCGAACAGGTAGTAGTCGTTTTTCCGGCTGCCGCTGTAGACGGTGAGGCGGTTTTCGCTGCGCCGCTCCTCAAAGCGGAAGATGGGCTCCATCCAGGTGGGGAGCTGGTTGGTCACATTGCGCCGCAGGCTCTCCACACTGCGCCCACACAGGGCGAAGGTCTGCCCCTCAAACCGGGTCATGCTCCACAGCAGAAAGCCCACCGCCATGCTGATGGTCTTGCCGCTGCGCACCGCCCCGTCACACAGAATGCCGTCCCGCTCCATCAGCGCCGGATCCCGCCACCAGGTCATCACCGTCTTCTGCTTGGGGCTGAAGGGTTGAAACTCCATCGCACCCACCTCCCTCCAGCTCACCGCGCAACAGGGTGAGCAGATTGTTCTCCGGCGCGTCGGCGATGGCGTCGCCCCAGCGGTCGGGCATTCGGTGGCTCAGCCACAGGGCGATGGCGGTGACGCTGGGGGAGGCCAGCTTGCGCACCCGGGTGATCTTCTCCCCCTTGTCGGTGGTCTCGTGGCGCTCCTCCGTGTACTGATATCCGGTGGCCGCCAGAAAGAGCGCCCGCTCCACCAGGGCGTTGGCCTCCTCCTCACGCGGCACCTTTCCCCGCAGGAAATCCAC